GTTCAGGTTCACGGACGACGCTTCGGTCGTTATGGCCACTCAAAGCGCCGAACCCCGATACACTAGCAGCAGCAGCAGCAGCAGCAGCAGCAGCAGCAGCAGCAGCGTAACCGACGCATTGAAAACTGAGGACGGCGACTTTATAATGACTGAAAACAATGACAATCTTCAATTTGAGGAATAATAGACATGGCTGACAAAAAAATCACAGATTTAACGGCGTTAGGCGGAACTCCTGCCGGCACCGATATAGTGCCCATGGTGGATAATACCGGCACCGCAACTACCAAAAAGGTCACGGTGACCAATTTAATGGCCGCCGCTCCTGTTCAGACCTCCGATCTAGGCACGGCAGCTGCTACAGCCGCTACCGACTATGCAACTAGCGCTCAAGGCACTAAAGCCGACAGTGCCACCCAACCGGGTGATCTAGGCACAGCCGCTGCTTTAGATTCCGGAACTTCCACTGGGGAGGTTGTGGTTCTCGATTCTACGGGTTTACCTGCCGTAGACGGCAGTCAATTAACTGGGGTCACGGCTACAGATGCTTCCAAGCTGGCTATTACTAGTAATTTAAGCGACCTTAACAATACCGCCACTGCTCGGTCCAATTTAAGCTTGGGTACGGCAGCTACTACAGCCGTTACAGACTATGCAACTAGCGCTCAAGGCACTAAAGCCGACAGTGCCACCCAACCGGGTGATCTAGGCACAGCCGCTGCTTTAGATTCCGGAACTTCCACTGGGGAGGTGGTGGTTCTCGATTCTACGGGTTTACCTGCCGTAGACGGTAGTCAATTAACGGGGATCACTGTTGCCGATTCTTCCAAGCTGGCTATTACTAGTAATTTAAGCGACCTTAACAATACCGCCACTGCTCTGTCCAATTTAGGCTTGGGTACGGCAGCTACTACAGCCGCTACCGACTATGCAACTAGCGCTCAAGGCACTAAAGCCGACAGTGCCACCCAACCGGGTGATCTAGGCACAGCCGCTGCTTTAGATTCCGGAACTTCCACTGGGGAGGTTGTGGTTCTCGATTCTACGGGTTTACCCGCTGTCGATGGTAGTCAATTGACGGGCGTATCGGCCTCAGTCAGCCCTCGCAGATGGGTTCCAGATACATCTACTTCTTATACGATAGCCTCATCAGATGCTGGAGACTTCCACATATTCACCAATTCCTCGACAGTAACGGTCACGGTTCCTAATACACTAGGAGCTGGTTTTACCTGCGACATTATTCAAGGAGGAGCGGGGCAGGTTCAACTGTCGGCGGGGAGCGGAGCTACGTTGTACGGAGGTACGTCGGGAACTGACATTTACACCGAAGGCCAGTATTGCGCGATCAATTTAACGATGGACAGCTCGGGCACTACGGGCTACGTAACAGGCCAAATAGCAGGGCCTGCGGCCTTTAGCGGAATAACGCTTTCCAATATGAGCGGCGCTGGTTATTACTTTGACGACTACAACGGCTCTATTGCGGGCGGGAGTAGTGCTTCCTGGGGTTCGGCCTATTTCAGTGGCAGCGCTACGAATCTTGCCGGTAAATATAAGAAGTATGAAATAGCCGACAATGCGACTATGCGGTCCGATATCCAAACGGCGCTTAGCGCGTCAGGCTGGATGCCGACTGGGGCGGGAAGCTCCTATGCGGGGTACTTGTACGCGGAAGGTGCTTCCGAGATAGAGAACCAAACTACCGGGCCTATGTACGTGTTTGCCGGATCGGCCGGCACTTCTCCCACGGCGATAATTGATGGTGGTAACTCTCTCGGATACATTCCCATAATATACGCTATAGACTGTAATGGGAATAACGCATACGGCCCCGTATGGGGTCTGACTTTCGTGTACGACGAAAGCGGATACGTTGAAGAACCTTACGGCGCACAAGGCAACTATAATAGCAACTATGTACCCGCATGTTACTATTGGGGTTCTTCTTGCTCAACCACACAATCCTCGTTTACGGCGGACGGCGGCGACGGAAGTATCCCCCAGAGCGCCAGCAGTGGAATGTTTTATGGAGACCAAGCCTAATGTTGTGTCGGATCACACTACTCGCACTAATCCTCGGGCTAAGCTCCTGCGGCCTATCGACGTTCGCCCCGACACTTGGCGGCGGAATCGGAGCCGGCGTAGGCAGTATTGGAGGTCCGGCGGGAGCCGTGGGTGGCGGATTGGCCGGAGCGGCTTTAGGTCAGGTCTATAAGGAATCAAAGGAAAATTCCAACGTACAGGAAGCTGTACAGGCTCTCACTAAGGACGGCGTGAATGGGTTGGTCAAACAGCAATTAGAGGAGCAGAAAAGCATATTCGATAAAATCATAGAAGGCATTTACCACACGATTCTACTGTGCTGCATTGGGGGAGCCTTATACATATTTATACCAATAATCTGGACGCGATATCACGTCCGCAAACACTTAAACAAGAAATGAAAGATGCTTTTTTAGCCATTACCGGAACGGGCGGAACATTCGTCCTAACTGATTTGAATCCGTATCTCGCATTCACCTGCGGGGTTTTGACTTTAGTCCATATCTCATGGTCTCTTTGTAAAATGTGGAAGGAACGCAAGAAATGAAGAAAGGAAAGTTTCCCAAAAGAAACCCTGCGGCAAAACCCGGAAACGTCACGGGAAAACCCGCGGCGAAGCCTACTTGTAGTGCGGGTATCTGCGAATACGAGAAGGTATGCGCCAAAATCGGCGGGTGCTATCTGGAACTACAGAAGGGTAAAGGGAAAAAACGTTGAATAATGGGGTTGATATTTTCAGCCTCTTACACTAGCCTTACATTATGGATACGGAAACTGCGGAGGTTGACTCCCCGCAAACAACTGAAACAGCTGATGAGAATGTGTCACTGGACGACCTTCGAGCAGCATTAGGCCATAACGAGCCCGAACCGCAAGGTGAGGAGCAGCAACCGGAGGCAGAAGCCACCGAGGACCAGGTTCCGCCGGAACCCGAGCAACCACCACCAGCCGAAGGCCAACAGCCGGAAGCCGAAGGTGAACGCCTGGCTAAAAGACGGATTCGCCCTAAGAACGAACTGGATCAACAAGTAATAGATCTTTACAGGTCTGACGCTTTCGACGGTTCTTTCGCAGATGCGACTCGAGTCATATACAGTCAAGCGGATGACGGCACGAGCAGGGGTCCTCAACCGCAACCCGAGGCTACACAGCCCGAGTCAGACGGTTATCAGGAATATGTCGCTGGAGTTCAAGAGCAGATCAAGGAGCTGGAGCAGAAGGTAGCTACGGCAGCCGACGACCTCGAAACGATCGACGCGTTGAAATTTCAACGGGAGATCATGAAGAAGGAACTCGAGTTGCAGACGGCACAATCTCGCAAAGAGCGCCACGACGAAGCTCAGGATCTAAATGCTTACAATGCCCATCGAGGAAGATCGATGGAGAGTCGGAACAAAGTGTTTGAACGCTTTCCCGTACTGCAAGACAAGAATTCAATTCATAGAAAGCAGTTCGACGATTTCATTCAGCACTCATCGAGAGATCCCGACTATGCCGCAGTATTCGAGTCACCTAGGTGGCCTGAACTAATGGCAAACGAATTCGCAACTAGGTATAATGCGCAGCAGCAGCAACAGCAACAGCAGCAGCAGCAGCAGGCAGCACCGGTTCAGCAACCGCAGCAACCCGCTCCAGTTGTTCCGCCGCAAGCACCACCTCAGATGGGAACTCAAGCCAAGGTTTTGACCACGGGTACCGCAGCGCAACCAGTACACACACAACCAACAGCTCAAAGTGTGATATCCGATATGCCGAATATTTCGAAAGAAGATTTATATTCTCTATTAGGAAATCCGGGAGGACCACAACCTAGAGTTTAACTTATAACACTAATTATTACATACAATGGCCATTAAAGGTATTCCAGCTAACCCGAATCCGATTACTGCTGCATCAGCGGCAGGTAACGTCGACTTGGTTCAGGGCAATATTACATCACACGTCGGTACAATCACAGCTAACGATTCTGACTTGCGCGCCAGAATTTGGTCTGAACTCGTAACTCGGGATGCCCGGGAAAAAAACGTGTTCGACAAATTCATAGGCTCGGAAGGAAGCGGTAAGCCAATCGCCGAAAAGACGGATTTATCCGCCGGCGGTACTGACAAAGTCACTTTCACGACCGTCGCACCCATCAGAGGTCAAGGCGTACGTGGGGAAGACGTCCTCAAGAACAGCACCGGAAGTCTCAGCTTCGGAACGTTCAACGTCGAGGTCGATCTCATCCGTCACGCCGTCGCTTGGACGCAAGTTCTCAAGCTTATGCGCTTCACGGGTAAAACTCTTGATCAATTGTCTGCCGACGTCATGTCCGAATGGGCCTCGCGTATGGAGCAGGATCTGATTCAAGCCGTTCTTCGCGACACATGCTTGGAGCAAGCCGGTAACAACATGCTTAACAACTACGGAGGCGCAAGTACTTCTGGTAGTTCTGCCATCGCATACAGCGAAGGTATTAGCACGGACATCATTCAGGAAGCCAAGCAGGCTCTTATCGCCAACGGCGGTCAGCCCATGAATACGGGTGGAGACATCAACCAGGAAATCCCCGGTTACTTGTTCTTCGCTCCCGATGCATGCTTGCGTCCTCTTCGTTCCGATCCCGATTATCTTGAAGCCATCACCCAAGCGGACGCTCGCGGTGAGAACAACAAGCTCTACTCCGGTTCGTACGCCAAGTGGGACAACAACGTAATCGCTAACCATAACGTAATCATTGACACCGCAACCGGTCGTCAAGGATCACCTCTCGCTCCCGTGGCAATAATGCCCGCAGGCTTGGGTGCTGGTTCCGTTAACGGTTGGGATGCCTCGGCTGCTAACTTGAACCAATACACACCTATTCAAGGTGACAGTTTTGGTGCCGCCGACACGGATCTTTTTGCCAACTTCCCCGGAGCCGTATATACGGTCCCCGGCGGTGGAGGTGTAAAACATGTCGCGCGAACCGCATCGAATCATTCGTTGTTGTTTGTTGATGCCAATAAAGATTATCTCGCATTCAACATCGATTATTTCCATTCCGGAAATCCTGCGGTTCCTGGAGGTAATTCTCACGTGAAGCTCGGTGCTCAAGTCGATGGTACTACGCATTTGACGGGTCAAGCCGGTGGAGCGTTGGTGGGTCCGATTTCGATCTACCTCGCCAATGACCGCGGTACTCCTATCGGATACTCCTTGGCCATGGGCGAAGGTGCTATGTACCTCGCAAGAGGATCGGTCACAAATGAGCAGATATTCCACTATGACGATTTCGCCAATAGCGGTAACGAGGCTCACTTGTCCGCAGTAGGTCTTCAGTCCGTATACGGAATGGCCGCTTATCAAGACACTAACGGTCGCGTACCGGGCGTAGTTTTGGTTGAAGCCGTTCGACAGGTACCCGGATTGAGTCTCGCTTCTCAACCCTGATTTATAATCATACACTATTAACATTGAACCAATGGGGCTCCTCCTGCGTAGCGGGGGGAGCCAGCATTGATTCCACCTTTAAGAAACTATGGCAAAAAACATTTGGATAGGAACCGACACCGGCAACGAAGGCGACTTCGGAACAGCCGCTAACTGGAGTGAGGGCTCAGTGCCCGTAGCCGACGACGACATTTACTTTGAGAACAGTGCTCAAAGTTGTGATGTAGGAGTAAATCGAAGCGGAATGGCCGGTGCCTACGACTCGGTAAACATCGCTCAAAGCTTTACAGGATCCATCGGGACCGCGGACGCGGCTTTACAAGTGAATACCGATATAGTCAACATAGGGTATCACAATGGACCGGGAGCGCCTAAAGGTTCTCCGCTAGTGAATATCGACAGCGGAACCGTTGCTTGCGTGTACACAGTGTCAAATACGGGAACATCAGCCGATACCGCTAAATCACCGGTTAGAATTAAGGCGGATAACAGCTCAAATACTTTAGTCGTATACAAGGGAAAAGTTTCCGTAGGTACTGAAACTTCAGACATCACTACGGATTTTGCGACCGTAACCGTGAGTTACAGTTCTAAACAAACTTCGGATTCCGATGTGTTCATCGGCTCGGGAGTCACGCTGGCTGATTTGAATATCTTGGGTGGTGACGTCGTATTGGAATGCGCGGCCACTGATATCACCGTAGAGGCAGGTACGCTACTGACAACAGGCACTGGAGCTATTACCAATCTATATGTAAAGGGCGGTGTGGTTACCTCTAACTCCACCGGCACTATTACGTTGCTCGATGTTTTCGGAGGTACTGGCCTAGTGGACTTTACGAAAAGTAATGCTTCACGTACAGTTACGGATACTCAATTGGATCCTGGAGGCGTTATAAAATTCAACGATGCCTACTTGTCCTCCTTTGACGTAATCCCTCATACGGCTTCCCGAAACGTCACATACACAGCATCGTGAGCGATCTAAAGATTGTAATCATCGGTAAACGAAATCTTATGGGGGCTAACCCCCGCATTCGAGTCAAGGGCATGTCCCGCATAGGGTATGACTTCGACTGGGATAAGGAAATCAAATACTACGCATACGCCCCCAAGTCTCAAAAGGATGCGGATGATATCTTTCGGACTCAGGGCCGTCTATATCGGCACATGTTCTTTTCAGTGTGGATAGGCGACTCAAAGCCAAAGGCCGAAAGCCCGAAGCCGAAGGCCGAAGGCCTCAAGTTGAAGGCCAAAGGCTCCAAGTTGAAAAAAAAGAATAACTGAAACAGCCTCGCCTTTGAGTTGAGGTAGCGTATGGTAGGTATATGGCCGCTATTACATACATATCGTTACAAGACCATTTAGCCTCCATGCTAGGCGCCACGGGTAAAAATGATCTTCCCACTATTGACGCTGAACGAATTGGTATACTGGTAAACCAGGCCTATCGCGAGTGTTATCTTCCTATTGACGGTAAGCGGCCTCAGTGGGCCCTTAAGAAGTTCACTCTCGAGTTTGCTTCGGGGGATGTTTCCAAACCCTTGACGAAAAACGTAATAGACGTTGACAAGATACCGGAACTTGTGGGTGAGGGTCCTTTATCTCCCATGAGCGGACCCGAGGACGAAATCCGAATCCGCGCAAATCATTCTTGGGATTTCAAGGCTCCCATGGGTAGAGTTCTAAACTTTCCATCCATAAACGCCACCGAAGCCGAGACTGGACGTCCCATTTGGTACTACATAGATACCGCCGACACGGGGTCGGATACTGAGGTGATCCCTCGCTTCTATGTGTATCCGGTACCGGACAAAGCGTACACTGTGACGCTTCGGGCCAACATAATGCCGGATGAACTTGTTGATGACGCGGACACGCCCCGTCTTCCCGCCGATGTAATCTGGGATATTTTATACCCTCTAGCTCAAGAAAAAATGTTATCCGACCCTCGCTATAGTGGAAGGAACGCGGAAATCTTGACCAAAGGAGCAGCCGAAGCTCGCCAAAAGCTCTCGACTATGTCCTCGGCGCAAAAACATAAAGGCTCTATACGTTTAGTTAAACGAGCAGGCTGGTAATATGAGCGCGTATATTCGCATTACCGGTCGACCCAAGATAGAACGGGACAGCAACGGCCTTCGTAAGATTACGAGGACGTATAAGGTACAGGGCGATGCCGTTACCGAGGGCAACGTAGAAGACCCTGCTTATGGAGTCATAATACCATATGGTACCGCCGACGTAGAGTACGACGAGACCATAACTCAAGATCTTTCAAGCGGAAGTACTACTAAATATCCCGTTGGGACGAGCGAGATTACGGGTGCTTATCTCATAGCCCAAGAGATCACTCCGGGACGATCCGTCAACGACGCCACGCTTACTCGAGTATACCAGGAATTGGAGTCCACCTCCAAACCCGTACAGGTAGGTAAGGACGTAATCTCCCGAGTGGGTGCCGATCGGATGGAGGTAACGCGTACCTTTATTGTAAAGAATCCCTATGGCGCTCATTACATTGCCGGCAGAGTGGGTGATGAAACGATCAGTGTAGGCACCCCCGCTACCGAATGTACCCTGGGGCAAATAAAATCCAAGGATTCGGGCGTATACACGGAATTCGTAGAGACCTTTTATCAATCCGGGGTTTTATCCCAGAGTATCGATTACAAGTACGGTCAGTTTCCTAATCATAAACTTGAGATACGTTCCACAAGGGCCATTATAAAGCCCTCGTTGCCTCTTAGCACGGAAGGTCCGGGATCAGGGCCTTGGTTTGAGTTTGAGTCTAGAGAAGGTCCCGGTAATGCCGACTACGGGCAAACCGGGCACATATACACGTCGCTTACGGTCAAAGGTGAGGGTCTCATTTCCGAATCTTCCGAGGTAAAGGGTAAGGAACCTAATAGAGTAACCCTTACAACTATTCGTTACATAACGGGAGAAAACGGGGTTATAGATGCGTCTCAGATTCCCAGTTTTACGCGACAGACTTTTGAAGGTAAAGAGGAGAAAGACGGTTGGGAGTTGCACACGATCAAGGGTGTCGTTTTGGAAACGGATTCCGGACTAGTCAATGTAAAACTAGATCGAAAATACGGAGCTGCCCCCGATCATAAGCTGGAATTAGCGCGCACGACTGCTTATGGGGACGGAGCCACCAGTGCCGAAGTGATGGGTTTTGTGTACCCGGGAGGAGACCCTTACACAGGACTGGGGCCTTTTATAGCCGTATCCGAAGAAGAGGATACTAGTGGAGAGTTTGATGTATATACCAACACGTTCGTCCGAGGTTTCGGCGAAATCGTCGTAGCTACTGAAGACCAGCCCCTATACCAGCTTGACACTTACGTGGCAATCGGCACAGATACGCCCACCCCCCGAGACGGAGCAATCAATTTAAAGACTGAACAGGGCGACGGTTACGTAAAAATAACTTACAACCTGAAGACCCTCCACGACCCCGCTACTATAGACGAAGCCACCCGTTATCAGCCGGGACTGAAGATCAGTACGACCAAGAAGTTGGATGACGACTCTTGGAGTGTTGGAAATTTCGGAGGAGCTAAAAAATACATCGACAAAGATCACTTCATAGGAGAGAAAAACGAAGCTACTCTTCGGGCTATGTCCGACAGCGACGTTTCCTACGGTCGGGGGATAAAGACTACCAAAGAAACGACGATGTCGCTATCCGACCCCGGAGCCCCCGATCAGGGTTCTCTTACGGAAATAGGCGATGGAGTTTTCAAGAAGGTAAGCATTGGTAAGGAGAGTGCTGACTTTACGGATAAAAGTTTGACGTTTTCCGGAGGTATTAAGACCGAAACTAACGCAACCGTCGGTACGGACGATTCGGATCCTTCAGAGGGTTCCGTAGAGCAGATCACGGATACCCTTTATAGACGCGTTTCAATAGATAAGTCCGCTACCCCCGTATCGGATAAATCCACTTCCTATTCCAGAGGAATCAAAACCACCACAATTCTCAGTATAGGCAACGATGCTACAGCTGCCCCGGACGAAGGTTCCTTTTCTCAAATCGGGGTTGATCTATACAAGAAGGTAAGCGTAGACAAATCCAGTGCTAATTTTACGGATACATCGGTCGCGTTTTCGGGAGGTATCAAGACCGAGACTAACGCAACCGTTGGTACGGACGACTCAAACCCCTCAGAAGGTTCGATAGAGCAAGTCACCGTTAGCCTTTACCGAAGAGTTTCAATAGATAAGTCCGCTACTCCCGTATCGGATAAGTCCACTTCATACTCTCGGGGGATCAAAACCACCCAGATTTTAGACATCGTAACGGATTCCACGGATACCCCAGAGGAAGGTTCCTTCTCTCAGGTCGGAGTTAGTCTGTTCAAGAAAGTAAGTATCGGTAGGGAGAGTGCTAATTTTACGGATAAGTCGGTTGCGTTTTCGGGAGGTATCAAGACCGAGACTAACGCAACCGTTGGTACGGACGATTCAGATCCCCCGGAAGGTTCGGTAGAACAAGTAACCGCTAGCCTTTACCGAAGAGTTTCAATAGATAAGTCCGCTACTCCCGTATCGGATAAGTCCACTTCATATTCTCGGGGGATCAAAACCACCCAGATTTTAGACATCGTAACGGATTCCACGGATACCCCGGAGGAAGGTTCCTTCTCTCAGGTCGGAGTTAGTCTGTTCAAGAAAGTAAGTATCGGTAGGGAGAGTGCTAATTTTACGGATAAGTCGGTTGCGTTTTCGGGAGGTATCAAGACCGAGACTAACGCAA